CAGTATCATAAGTAAAATTATACTTCTTGTCTTGCGCCAAAGAATCTGGAAATGATATTTGTCCTGGAATTCTGATTCCTCGATATTGGAAATAAACCACATCCGCTTTATAATAAAAGTCAAATATTTTTTCCATAATCTTAAAAGTCTTATTCATATTATCACTTTTAATCTTTACTCCAAACTTTAGATCCATTGGTAACGTAAATAATCTAGAAGAATACGCCTTCATTACTTTTTGATCTTGACTATTTAATTCTTCTTGGGTAAAAGTTCCTCTTACAAACTTATTAGTAATATCTGAACTCTTAATTGAGAAATTCTCAAGAGTAATTACTCCATTTGGAACCGAGTCGTAGTTACCTTCTGCATGATTTGGATAAGCCCCTCCGTCTGGTACATCTACAAAGAAATCTTGCATAAAACCTCCGGTTCCTGCTTTGTTATAGAAAAATGGAACTTGGAATTTTTCAAGCACTCCATCCCTAACCAGATCAATAACTATTCTTCGATTTAATTTATCTAGTATTGCAAGTGATGCATTTCTCAAGAAAATATCTTGAGTATTAGAATTGGCTATATTTTGATGAGTACTGTCTTGCATAATAATTATCTATTTTTAGCGATGTAAGGTAAGTTTATTTGTGGTTTACAGTTATCAATTATTAAGAGTTGAGACTCGTCTTTGATATACTGCTGACTTAAAATAAAATCGTGATCTTCTTCTTTAATCATAGTCTTAAATAGCCTGATATTTGATATTAACATATCAGAAGAAGGAATATAGTATTTCTCACCCGGGATGTTAAACTCTGAGTTATTTAATGTTTCTATTGATTTAAATAATTGGATGAATCCTGTGTGATTTATTACATCCGCAGGGTCTTCTTTAATCGAATATACGTATGCTCCAATCTGATTAAATTCATTAGATGCTGAAATCACAATAGCATGCCATTGATCTGATTTAAAGTTATTTAAAGTATATGAAAATACGTTTTGATTTATTTGAACGGTTACAGTAAAGTCTCCTTCTGGTTGAGATCCAAAATATCGATTAAATTGACCAGATATCTTAATTCCTAATCCACTCTCATTGTCGTATCCGTTTATAAATTGAACTACATCACTTCCAGTAGTTAGATTAAACATGGCGATATAAGAAAGATTACAAACATCGTCTGAATTAAACACAGGTTCTGCGTTGTACATAATTGACGATTCTCTTATCTTAAACTTAATAGTATCGTCCCCTTCAGAATTTGGACCATGCATAATATTTCTTTGCTTTTTAAATGACAAGTCAGAATACGATTCTACTTGAATATATCTACCGGATTCAGATTGACCTTCGTGATTTGGAATAGTATCAAATGGCCCTCTTACTCTGATATACTTAGAATCTAAATCTTTGACGTTTTTATCAGTTGTAATAAGAGCGTTATTTCTCCAAGAGATATACGGACCGCTGTCTTGATATGCTAACATTACTTTATAACTCATATTAACATTAGGATCCAGGCTAGGCAAAGTTTCAATATTAATACTTTGAGAAGTTAAGTCAACGTCATTAGTTATCTCAAACTCGGTTATAACTGAATTAATCGCGCTTAAATCATAGTAGTTTTCAATTAAACTTGCGTAATTGAAGTTATATTTAAGAGGTTTAATTTTCAAGTCAGGATGTATTGCACTTCTTGAAGGATCAAATCTTTGACTTATTGTACTATATTGTTGTGGAAGAATTGCGTCCTCCTTATCATTATCAACTTCTTCTTTAAATAGATCTTCAGTTGACTGAATAACATTATCCAGGAAGTGACGAGAATCATCCGTAAGAAGCATATCAATATTAGGATTGTACTTCTGAAGATTTATTTTCCAATAACTAGGAGTCATCATAAATCCTCTGTGTAAATAAGTACCTGTTATTTCGTACATTCTATTTAACAGAGGGAAATAGAGAAAGTCCCTGTGTCTAGGATGAGTTTCTTTTCCAAAGATCGATTGAAAATATCGATGGTCAATATGAATCTCAAATGGCATTTGAAAATCCAAACCAAAATCAGTGTATTTAGGATCGTTGCTTGGAAATGCATTATTTGGTACCAATATCTTAAGACACTTTCGGTCTACGTTTTTAAATAGGGTCCATTCTTTAAATATGAAATCTCCACTATCCGATTCAGGTACAGTTCTAAAATAGACTACTTCATGACCAAACATTGTATTCGCATAGAAGGAAAGTTCTTTAAACATTCCGATTGCGCTGTCTACTTGATACGGTCTAAATGCGGGATTTGATTCCGCGACAATGGTCGTACACTTTTCATCAGAGCAAGCTATGCTAGTTGAGAATGTATTAGGTTGGCTCTGACTTGAACCGAATCTCAGTTTAATTTCATTTACTTGAATTATTGAAGAGAGCTCATTAAAAGTTCCATCATCGTATTCGTATTTTACTTCAAAGTAAAAGTTAGAACAGTCTTCAAATATAATATCTGAAGTTGATCCCAAATTGGTTGGAGAAATGTCATACCATAGGGACCAGTCTTTTCTATTTCTGGAATATCGAATACTTCGATTTAAGTTATCCATATTAAGAGCATTCGGAGAAGACACAATTATATCTTCAAGAAACTCAACTAATCCGGTTATATTTGTGACTGGACTTGTAGTAGAAAAAATCCTAAAATTTTTACTGAAAGTTAAGGAATTTTTTTCAGAATCTACCAATAATTTTAATGTGATATTAGCCATCGGAATTAAACATATCTCTTTTTGTTATTTATTCTATTAAACCGATGTAAACTGAACCCGTTTTTTCGGTACAATATTATATTAAAAATATTGTTAAGGCATGAGAAGAAAACACGTATTAGATCCACTTTGGTTAATTAAAGGAACTGATGAATTTGATCCTGAATATTATAAATACGTTCTGCTTGCTGCAAACAGAAAATGGAGAGATCAATTGGAGAAAGGAAACTCTTCTGGGTTTTATGAAATTCTATTTCATTCATTAAATCTAAACAACCTGGCAGTTGAAGGTAAAATCTTAGACTTTAACATGAATCCAGTTTGGGAAAATCCAAAATTAAAGAAGATTAGAAGGTATCTTAGAAAAGTATATCAATTTCCAGATGAAGTAGTTGAAATATTCAAAAACTCAAATTATGTCTTAATTAGATTACTGATTGATTATTTAGAAGAAATGCTAGAATCTATTGGAGAGTTTAAGACTTATTTTATGAATAAGCATTTACACAATCAAAAAGAGATCTATATTGTATCCGGAGTAGAAGGTAAATCTCAACATCAGATTTTTAGATTAAAGTTTGACGGAAGATGTAAGTATGGATACAGTTTTACTAAAATCACAGATGTAGACTTGGACCTAGAAGTGGACGACGCTCTCTATCAAACGCTGGTCAACATTGACGATTCTAGATTGCATAACATTGATCCAAATTTAAATGTCCTATTTATTTTAGCTAAGCCTTCTCACAATATTCCAAATATTTCAGAGACCCTTGCTTTTTCTTTGATTTTCAGTAAAGGAATTGCTCCGGGATCTGAATATCAGCCTAATGTCCTATTAGAATTATACGATCTGCTTTCTAACGACCACATTTTACCTTTTACACTTAGCGGTTGGAAATAATTAAAGAACGGAAGATGCCGGTGGTGCTGGAACCGATGCTGTAGATCCAGTAGTACCTTGGAATTTAGAAGGGGCCGCTGTAGTTGCACCAGCAGTTGCTTGTGTAGCAGTTTGTGCAGTACATGTATCGTATTTCATGATAAATGCTAAAGTATAATATAGAGGTCGGTTTTCGTGAGCGTCTTCTGCAGGAGCACCTGAGTCGTTTGCAACGTCCTCAGTGTTGTGTGCTGCAATAGTATGTTTATGAAAACTTCCATTACTGAAAATCGCGCCGTCAAAAAGTCCAGTTGTAGCTTCACTTACCTGTTGTCCACGGGCTGGCGCATTTCCACTTGATCCATCTTTCATCTTATACGAATGGGTATGTCCACCTTCATCACTACCAGTAGCATAGTTAGATCCAGTTTTACCTGCCGGAATAGTATGGTAGTGGGATCGAATACCACTTTGACTTGCAGTAAGAGTTACTGATTCTTCCCCTCCGGTTACTCCTATATCGTAATCAGTCGGGTTGTTTGCATCATATGATGCAATAAACTTACCTCTTAAGTCAGGAGGAGTGATAGATCCATTGTGAATGTAGACAGTTGTCCCATCACATCGGGCCCATCCAGCTGGAATATTTGCAACAGCTCCTGACCACATTATAATTGCTCCACATGGAACTCCATTACCTGACTGAGCAACCAGTGCGGACGCAGTTACTTCTTGTACTAATCCAGAAGAATTAGAAACCAGTACATTTGTTCCAGTGGCATTTACATTTCCTGTGGAAATTGTGTTAATAGTTAAATTTCCTCCAACAGTTGTGTTTCCAACTGAAGTAAGAGTAGTTCCCGCTCCAATCGATCCGACTGCAGTGATGTCTCCATCTGCAGTAACATCGTTTCCAGCTTCAACGTCAACTCCGGCAATTACATTACCTACAGCTTCAATATCTGCTCCTGCATTGATGTCATTACTTGCGTTAATATCAACTGCGTCTACTTGAACAAAGGTAGCATCTTTGGCAGCAATGTCTCCACTCGTTTGAATACCACAGTCTCCAACACCAAGTCCTCCTTCAACACTAACCGATCCTCCAGTAGTAATTGAATCTACTACTGCAATATCGTCAGATCTAAGTTTGCCTATACTTGCTGAATTTGTTTTAAATCCGTCTATTTCAATAGGTATAACAATTCCATCAGTTCCGTCTACTTTGTTTAAATAGATAGTGTTTCCAATAATTTGCATTTTAGTTGCAGAAGCTTCTCCAGTATCTGCTTTACTTACTGTTTCAGGAGAGCTTTGATTTCTAACACTTACCTTAACCACATGAGTATTGTTAGGAGTCCAATGTTTATTTCCACCAGATCCTGTTAATATGTATAAATCTTGACCTGATATTTTCATATCAAGGGCTCTTAGATCGTCGTCACTATCGTATTCATAAGTATTAACCCAATCTAGTTTTCCATCACTGTGATCACTATAAAGTAAAGTGTATATCTTATTTTGATATGCCGCATATATTTTATTTCCCGAAACTGCGATTGCTCCGTATATACTCCATTGCGCAGGATTATCCCAGTTAGAAGTAGTAATAGAAGGAGCATTTAATATATTTTTGTTTATAATTGCAGACTGGTCTCCTAATGTGCCGTAATTAGATTTATATGCAGATACTCTAATCTTATTATTGTTAAATCCGTTAGTACCAA